CGCCAATGTCATCAGCGATATCGTATAAGGTTGCTATATCTTTACCTTCGCCTTTCCTGAGAACACGTCCGATAGATTGGAGGTTACGAATGCGAGACTTACTAGGGGAAGCAAAAATAATATTGTGTAATCGTTTGATGTTGATACCTGTAGAGAATGTTCCGTAAGAAGCAATGATTACAGCATTGTTCTCAGTTTCAGTAAGTTGTCGGACTTGTTCTCTATCTTCTACATCAGTACCACCATGAACAAAAAATACTTTTCGTTCGGGGTCTATGGTGTTATTTATCAACTCTAGAAGTGGTTCACCGTGCTTCTCAATATAGTTGAATAACACAAGAGTATTTCCTTCTATATCTTTTACTAAATTTTTGATGAGGTTATTTCTACCACGATGCTCTACCAAATAATCAATCTCATCATGATATGATTCAAAATGTTGCGGAGCATGTTTACAAAGTAAGATTTTTATTCTAAACTTAGAAAGATAGCCTTCCTTAATTAGACTATCTGTTTTAGTGACCTGTTCACAATCACCAAACAATCCTTCCAACACCCACTTATGAGTCTTGCTTCCGTCTAGGGTGCCAGTAAAACCAAACCTATACTTAGCGTTGTGAAGTTTAGTCATGATTCCTGTGAGGGACTTCGACTTAAATAAGTGTGCTTCATCACCGATAACACAATCAATATCATCAAAGTATCTTTTTGGGAATTTGTAGATTGATTGCCAAGTGGATATAACAATTGGTTTGTCCGTATTCTTATCCTTGCCGGAATATATCTTATGCACATGATCGTCAGCATTCCATCCGTAGTCATTAAAGTCATTGACCATCTGTTCTACGAGGGACGTAGTAGGGACGATGATCAACGTCTTCTTGTTGGTAGCAGTATAGTATCTGACGAGGGAATAGATCATCAAACTCTTTCCGCTGCCCGTAGGAGAAAGTAAGAGCTTTCTATTATTTTTAATTGCTTCGTAAACAGCACGATACTGATAAACCCTTGGTTTAATATTAGATCGTGTAATTTTATTCATGTAGGTTTCAATGCCTGCGTATGAAACAAAGTCATTAGTTTCTCTAACTTCTCCATACCAGTCATTCATTTCATATTCAACTTTATATTGTCGCTCGTCAGCCCACACCTGCAGGTGCTTCATTAGACCACCATAAAGGTCGCCTGTACCAGGAGAGTACAGACGAATAGTTCCATCCCAGTATTTGTATCTGGGGTTCTTCTTCAGGAACTTTGCTTCAGGAACTTCAAACGAAAAGTAATCTGAGAGCTCCTGATGTACATGTGGCTCAGCAGATTGAATTGTAACGTATACTTCGTTTTTCTTTTTGATACTGAGGGTGGTCATCATTGTCCATTGATAAATTTCTATTAGATTGTAACCATTTAGATTTAGTTGCCGTTGACAAATTTCTCCCAGTCTATAGCATGTCTTATGTGGTGACTTCTATTAGAAATTTGACGCATGACTTGATCTAACCAGTAAAGCATCTGGTCTAAGTATTTGATCTTTGCCTCAAGGTTGATGATTTCCTCATCTGCCTCAAGGTAAGTTCTCATTTTCTCTGAAGTCTTAATGCTTGATCCGAATGGTTTAGCAGCATAGGTCTTAGCATCTGCTTCGCCTGAGTAATACTCACGCTTATTTTTTACCAGTTTGCGGGTCTCAAATTCCAGCGAAGTCTTGATCTGCTGAATGTCAGTGTAATGGTTTAAGTATTTATTGTGTTGGAAAGGGATGTCTAACGCTAGTTGTCCCAGATCTGTGGTATACTGTTTGTTCTTAAATTGAAAGTCAACGGCAGAATCTTCCGCCCAGTCTTCTCTCAGTTTTTCAAATTTATTACGAAGGGTTTCAAAATTCATAGAGTTTTAAATTTGTTATCACGAATAAAAAATTGTTGATGTTTAAATGTTACTTCAGCAGTAATGTATTCTACATCTGTCATTGTAGCATCAAATTGTAAACCGGACAAAGAAACTGGAAAGATATCTCTGTAGTCTATAATAAATGCTGGATTGTATTGTGAGGTGACAATGTTAAGTTGTCCGTTGGTATAAATCTCTGATTCTTTTGTGGTGCGTTGCATTTGATCTGCGTTGCCATTATCTCTGATCCATTTGTAAATACTGTTATAGTTTACAAGATCTTCATCAACAATAAAACGCACAGAAAAATCCCCGAACGTTACACCGCCGCTAGGAATAATAGGCAAGTTTCTGAAAGGACTTGCTACTTCCGTAGTTGGCATTGAAACGTCGGGGATATTTGCTGTCTGACAGAAAAAATCTACACCTTCAAATTTTTCTAATTTAAGGAGATAACCAATAGGGTTCAGGAAATTCCTGTTAGTAGGTTGTTCCTTATACCAATTAGCAGACATGTCAACTTCCCAAGCTGATACTATTTATCCTCGTTATACCAGAAGTCTTCCCAGTCTTTTTGTGAGTTAATCACATCTTCCCACTCTGGTTCATATAGTGGGCATGGTTCTTCCATCAAAGTTTTTGTTTTCATTTTATTAATTCTTTCATATAATATTTCTAAGTCCATTCGTCTTCCTCTTCTTCATCCCAAAATTCATAGGGACCATGTTGCATACGTTTTAGTTTATCAGTTTCAGCACGGAATGATGCTGTTTCTGTTATCCACATAGACAACTTAAGTATAATAAAAATAATCGCCATTGGCGATAAACACAAGAGTAATACTAATGAAGGATTCATTGGGCGTATTCGTTTATAATATCTAATACCTTATCTAGCGAATCATGAGCACCGTCATACCATTGACCAGTCATACCGGTATTATTTTCTTTATCATATAACTCAGTTTTTAATTTATAAACTTTGGCAAGCATATCAACTTTGAGTAGGCGACCACGAGGCATAACGATAAAGAATTACTACTTCTATTTAAGCACAAAAAAAGGGACGCCGCAGCGTCCCTGTGTTGATTTCGTAATAACCGATATCAGGCGAGGTTCGCAACGCGAACACGTCTGTAGTACTGGTTCTTAGAAGCAGTAAGTGCTTCAGCATCAGGAGTTCCTGCAGAAGACTCAACGAAAGGATTGCTGACCATGCCGTAGCGGGTCTTGAAACCAATCTTAGGTTGGAAGGTCTGAGGATCAATGCTGCGTAGCATTTGGAGGGGAACGTAGGGGCAGTAGAATAGTCCTGCGTCATAAGGGGAAGAACCCTTATAACCAACTACGTAGTAGTGGGTGTTAGAAACGTTAGCAGAGTAAGGATCAACATAGACCTTAATGCGACCGTTCATNGTNCCGACTAGAAGGTTTCCGGTGTCATCAACNTCACCGATGGAAGGACCACCAGCNCCAGNNAGACCNGAGGAATAGTCNAGTGTGCCAGACATNGCAAGAGCAGAAGCAACGTCAGCAGAAGTGACGATGAAGTTGCCCTTTCCTCTACGAGTCTCTTGTGCGATAGCGTTAGCATCNCGCTCNATNTGGAACATAAGTCCTTTGAACTTCTCAACCGACCAACGACCGTTGCTGTCAACGTCGAGGTCAAATACACCAGCGTTAGCAACGTTGTTCTGAGCACCAGGCTTAGCAACGGTGTAAACGGTACGAACAACCTCACGGTTGATCTCAGCAAGGATTTCGCTAGACAATAGGTTAGCGAGTTCCTGCTCAGCATCAAGACCGTGGATTGCCTTAAGGTCTTGTGCCAATTCTAGAGTGTACTCAGCGCGAAGAGCTCTGGTCTTAGCAGTGACCGCAGTCTTCTCGATGCTGAAGTCCATTTCGTTGAACAAGGTCGAACCCGATCCAAGAACTTCTGCTGTTTCTCTAGCAATGTTGCCTGCTTGGCGCTCGTAGTTAGCAGCAGTTGTGCCGCCGCCAGTGGCGTCGTTAAGCAGACCAGGGTTAGCATCAGTCGTGCCGCCATCGCCAAGAGGAGATACGGGATCGTCGTAGAGTGCAGGACCCTGAGTGTTTCCAGAGAAGTTGGTGTCGGGCTCGTTGTAGAGTGCCTCAGCGCCAGCTCTGGTGTTGTAGTGGCTCTTCATTGCGAAGATAAGTCCAGTAGGACCGCTCATGGGTTGAACGCCACAGATGTCGTATGCAACCAAGTTAGGTGCTGCACGACGGATAAGGTTGATCATTACAGGGTCGAAACCTGCAAGTCCACCAGTCTTGGTGGTTAGACCAGAACCACCTAGTGCTTGTCCACCAGCTGCGCTGATAGCTCCAACAGTACTAGCTTCGTTCATCATACCACGCTCTTCGCGTAGTTGATTTTCTGTGTTTTCTAACAGAACAGCGGTAACAGCCTTTCTATAGTTGTCTTTGATGGCACCAGCGCCTTCATGACTTAGAACAGGAGACCACTTTTCGGTTAGAGCTTTTGAATTAAACATTTGTTTGCTCTTGTTTGAAAAATGTGGGGTTATTATTAGGACCAGCGATCAAGTGCTTTCAGATACTGCGCCATTACTGGGTTAGAATCATCTACACCTTCGACTGGGGATTCATCAACAACTTCCGTTGGGGTAGCGATTGACTCTTTGAAGTAAGACTCCTTGATGGTCGTAACCTTCTTGGAGAATGACTCTTCAGAGACAAACTCTAGACCCTCAGCAAGTGCTGCGAGTTTTTCTTTCTGAGTATCTGCTAGTCCTTCTGACACGGTGGACAGAATATTGAGTTTGGCAGACTCGTTAAGACGATTTTGTAATTTCACATTTGCTTTGACCTGTTCGTCAAGGCGCTCTTCCATCTCACGAATAGATTCAGCCATACCTTCTACAACATCGACTTTCTCGTCGGGAATAGAAATGTAGTGCTCTTCAAAGAGACCCTTCAAACCTGCGATGAAGTCTGTAGTGATCTCATTTCTGATTCCACGGTCAATAGCAACTTGGTTTTGCTCCATCCATTGACCGATGGCATAGGACACTGTGCCGTCTACTTCCTCGGAAAGTTCTGCCTTAGCAGATGCTACGTGCTTATCGAGTTCAGCAGCAAAGTGCTCTACAAGTTTGTCATACTCCTCAGAGATTTTCGCTTTGACAGCAGCCTCAAAAATGGTTTTTGCTTTCTCAGCGAACTCTTCAGAGAGTTCTGTGCCTTCTACTAGAGCGGCAACATCAGCAGAAACATCAAGTTCTTCAAAGGAAGGCTTGATGGGGTAAGTAACAGCAGGTCCAGTACTAGTTGCGTATGCAACATCAGCACCAACGGTAGGCATAGGATCAGCACTACCGGCACGCTGTTGAGGATCGCCAGATACTTGCGAAATAGGTGCTGCCGCTTTAGCGCCAGGATTCTCTTCGCCATCATCATCATCCTCATTAGGAGCGGTGGAAGTTCCACCTAAATCTGCAGCAGCAGATTGTCCAGGAGCAACACCTGGTTGAACTGAAGGCATAGGATCCTTGCCGCCAGAACCAGTCTGCGCGTCAGAAACCTGAGAGGGTTCGCTACCAGCACCGGGGATAATGTTAGCAGAAACTGTTGGCATAGGATCGCCTGCTTCTACAATCACCTTTTGCTCGGTAACGAACTCCTCAAATTTTTCATTTAACATATCTGACATTTGAGATTACCTCGTAATTTTCCGTAAATAATTAATCTAAGTTTATTTATAAATCAAAGTTTTCCGAGGAAATCCTCAAACACCTTGAGTGTTCTCTCTTCTAACTCACGACGCGGAGCGTCATTGATATAACGTTGGTATTTATCAACTTTTGATTCCTTGAGAATACCGTTGTCCCATACCCATTCTTTACCTTCCATGATGCCATTTACAAAAGCATCNGGAGCAGAAGGATCTGCTACAATATCAGCAGCAGTTGTAAGCATGAAGTCATCACGAACTACTGAAGTATTTTCACGCTTTTCGATGCTTCCCATACCACGAGAAGAAACACCTAACTGAACTCCTTCACCAAGTAGAGACTTAGCAATCTGTCCCATTGGTGTATCTAGAATCTGTGCCTTACCAATGAAGTTGTTACCTTCAGCACGGAGACTTGTGATTCTATGAGATACTCTATCAAGATTGATAGTAGGACCATCAGGATGCCCAAGTTCACCTAAAGCACGCTTTGATTTTACATACTCTTCGTTGTATCTCTGAACTTCATTGTTGAGAACATCGAAAGGATACATACGACCATTACGATTCTTTAGTTCGGATTGGAGAAAGACTCCTTCAATATAAAGAAGTTTCTTTCCGTCTCTTTCCTCAGTAAGGATCTTAACGTCTTCAATCGTTTCCGTTATCAGTTTCATCGGGTTCTTCCGTTTCGGTGGGTTCGTCAAAGAATGTATTCGCGGCAACCTGCTTATATGTTGCCATAGCATCAGATGCCTTAGCAAAAAGTAGATCATGAATAGCATCAATAGCAGATGCCCTGTCGTTGTCGCTGATCTTATCAACGATATTTACCACGCCAGGTTCAGGGTTATGTTGTTCCATAATAAGTATTCTGTATAATTTATTTATTATTTGTGGAAGGTGAAGGCATTGATTTTGCTTTTTTCACTTCTCTTTCGGACGCAGCATCCGCAGCAAGTTCTTGTCTTTCTGCTGCATCTTGTGCTTGCTGATCTTGAATTTCAGGAGCAAGAGCAGTATTTGCTGCTGTCATTTGATCCATAGCATTTGTTTCTGCTGGATCAAGAGAAANACCAGAAGCAATNTCTGCTTTNATCTGCTTNTCAATATCCTTNTATTCNGTATCTTTTTGATTTAGAACATGACGACGGATATATTCAACAGAGAAATATTTACCAACGAATGGATCCATCTGACTNACAGTCATCATNCTNTGGTTCATCATTTCAATTTCTTTTAGTTCATTGAAATGATTGTCAAAGAGATAGTCATACTGGATATGCTCCTTCATATCATCCCAGTCTTCAGGAGAAATTACTCCTTTAAGAATGAGTTGAGTCTTGAGCATGTCGTGGAACATCTCAGAGAATCTCTTACGGAGACGACCAATGAACTTCGTAAACTTAAGTTCATCGCGAAGAACCTCAGTAGTTTTACCAAGATTAAATCCTTTGCTATCGTCAGTAAGACGTGAAGGT